TTCGGCAGCTACCGTTAGAGTAGCAGTATCGTCATCAGCCACACCAGCAGATTCGGAATATATTGAATTTGACACTAGTCTGTCAGCTAAAGGTGTGCTAGAGCGCACAGGTATTGTACTAGATGCCGGAAAACTATTAGTTGTTCGCTCAAGTGCTATAGGTGTAAATGCTGTAGTCTACGGTATTGAAACTGCAACAGCTTAATAAAAGGATAAGATCATGGCAAGAAGAATCAATAGCGGACTTGTGGGTAGCCCTGCACTAGTAGGATCTATTCAAATTTCGCCCGAACAAGCCTTGACCACCGCGGCGGATCAGAATATCACTCTTAGTCCGGGCGGAACTGGACAAGTTGTTGCTACCGCAAACATTCAGTTAAATGCACAAAATGATTTGCGATTCGCAGATAGTGATTCGTCAAATTACGTTGGATTTCAAGCCCCTGCAACAATATCAGCTAATTTAGTATGGACACTGCCTGCCGCTGACGGCACAGCCAATCAACTTCTTTCAACCAACGGCTCTGGAACATTAAGTTTTGCATCGGCTGGTATTTCACTCAGTGATCAAACAACATCGGCAACCCTACACTATCCTTTGCTCACCTCAGCTACATCGGGCAATATAACTGCCGTGAATGTGTCGTCTACCAAAATGACATATCAACCAAGCACTGGTAAGTTGAATTTATTAGGTGCTCAGACCAGCAGCAGCAACTCTACCGGAACACTAACAGTCACTGGCGGCGTTGGCGTAACTGGTGCCATGTATGTAGGCGGAGAAATTGTTGCATATGCAGCTTCGGATATTAAACTGAAAGAGAATATTTCAAAGATTGATAATAGCCTAGAAAAATTACTAAAAATATCAGGCTATCAGTATCACTGGAATAAAATTGCGCAAGAAATGTATCCAGAACGTACCATGCTGGACGTAGGAGTTCTTGCTCAAGAAGTAAAAGAAATAATACCATCAGCTGTGGTTGAAAGAGAAGATGGATATCTTGCTGTAAAGTATGAAAAATTAATTCCTTTGCTGATAGAAGCTGTCAAGGCTCTAAAAGCAGAAATTGAAGATATGAAAAGAGAGAATTAAAAATGCCAGTACAATTATCAAATTGCGGTATAATTTTTTCCAACGGTCAGCACAAGTGCAGGATCGAAGAACAAAGAGAACAGTATATCTGGAATCTCAACAATTGGAGCCCACAAAATGGTGGCCAGTGTTGTGCGTGGACAGTACCCACAGGGACTACTACAATCAAGTTTGAAATACTGTCAGGTGGCGGCCCAGGTGGCTCGTCAGGTGGTGACTATGATCACGGCATCGGTGGCCAAGGCGGCAATTACGGCGTAAGAACATTGCAAAAATCAGTGAATGGATTTACAGATGGCTCTGTATATACTGTATGCGCTGCTGGCTCATCGGATTGTAGCTGCTGCTGTTCATGTAATCAAAATTGTCGACATGGATGCACCAGCTTTGTCAATGGCACTGGTCTCAGCAATTTCTGTGCCATCGGCGGCATGGGTGGCTTTACTATGTGGGATATGACCTCCAGCTGCTATAACTGCCACATTGGTAATGTTCAGTGTAACGTGGGTAACTACAATGCCGGTTGGGGCAATAATGCTTGTGATACACCAGTATACGGGTCTGATATGTGTTTTAGAGGCACAGCTGGATCATACAATTCTTCATATGACTGTTGTGCAGATAACTTTTCTGTTGCAGGCTCACCTTCCGGACCAATTAGCACAAATCATGGAGTTGGCGGCAAACATCGCTGCGTGGGCAATTTGGCCTGTTGTTCAGCACACGCAACCTGGCCAGGTGGTGGCGGCGCAGGCCACGCAACCGACTCATCGAGTGCCTGCTGGGGCAGCTTTGGCGCCGGTGGTCTTGTTAGAATAACATATAGTTAAGGAGAAATAAATGCCAACGTGTTTATCAAGTGCAGGAATAATTTACGCTAACGCTCAACATCAATGTAAAATTGCAGAACAGTATGAAATCTATGTTTGGAATACCAACAACTGGACACCACTAAATGGTGGTCGCTGTTGTGCTTTTGTAGTACCTAATGGAACCACGTCGATCAAGTTTGAAATACTGTCAGGTGGCGGCCCAGGTGGCTCATCAGGTGGTGACCATGATCACGGAGTTGGTGGCCAAGGCGGCAATTACGGCGTAAGAACCCTGCAAAAATCAGTAAATGGATTTGCAGATGGCGCAACATATACTGTATGTGCCGCTGGCTCATCGGAATGTAGCTGCTGCTGTTCATGTAATCAAAATTGTCGACATGGATGCACCAGTTTTGTCAATGGCACTGGTCTCAGCAATTTCTGTGCCATCGGCGGCATGGGCGGGTCAACTTCTTGGGACATGATCTCAAACTGCTATAACTGCCACATTGGAAATACTCAATGCGATCTAGGCAACTACAATGCCGGTTGGGTCAATCACGCCTGTAATACGCCAGTATACGGGTCCGACATGTGTTTTAGAGGCACAACTGGATCATACAATCACCAATACAACTGTTGTGCTGATGCGTTCGCAGTAGCAGGAGGCCCAAGCGGCCCGTGGGCTGCACCTCATGGAATTGGCGGCAAACATCGCTGCGTGGGCAATTTGGCCTGCTGTTCAGCACACGCAGCTTTCCCAGGCGGTGGCGGCTCAGGCCACGCAATCGACTCATCGAGTGCCTGCTGGGGCAGTTTTGGCGCTGGCGGCCTTGTTAGAATAACGTACAGTTAAGGAGAAATAAATGGCAAAGATAACCAAAATGCTAACATACAGTATACCAGATCACTTATTTTCGTTGGAAAATACGTTGGGTAAAACCAGTACACAGTTATACGAAGGCCCAGAAGAAATAGTCATGTGGCTTGATAAAGAAACTGGCTATTTAATGCAGGCGTTTGCACCAGAAGACGAACCTGATCGTCCGCTTCCATTAGATCTCAAAAGAGAAATATTAAAAGCAGACACCGACATAAACTGCTGCAAAATTGGATTGATCTACGGCGGATTAGAAGACCCAAAGATCTACGAAGTTTCGGTTGGTCCAGTCGATCAACCAAACGCCACAGTTGTAGATCCTTCAGATATTAGAATAGTTTATGATAAACAATCTGTAACTGACGATTACACAGCACCGCTTAAATTCTTTGAGAACAAAAGAATTAGAGATGATGCGTTTATTAGACGTGAGAGAGATACAAGACTAGCTGCAAGTGATGGCAAAATTGCTCCAGATATGCCAGAAGCTCTAAAACAACAATGGCTGGATTATAGACAAAAACTTAGAGACCTTCCTGCAGATTGGGCAGATGTTCCTAAATATCTTGTAAGATTTCCGCGTAGTCCTGAAGACGGACCCAACATGGAATTTGAAAATGAGCATGTTAAGGTTATTAGAATCGCAGACAGAGATGCCTCCGATGCCGATGCTTTACAAAATCTACCCCCAGGCGTTTACTAATTTCCAATAGTATTGTGCTGGTAACAGCACAATACTCAACGCTCGCTCACATTATTCTTAGAGGCCTAGCCCTCAAAATAAATATCGTACTAGATAGCAAAGGTTACGATATCAATGAAAAAAGCATTTTTTATAAATGGCGGCGCAGGTCGAGTACTATGCGCCATTCCCGCACTAGAGTACTATGTTAAAAACACTGATCCAACAGCAGTCATTGTTGTTGAAGGTTGGATTGATCTATATTTAACCAGCAAAACATTAGCAAATAATGTGCATCATGCTACAAACCCAGATCTTTTTGAAAAATTAAAAGATAGAGAAATCATAACTCCCGAACCGTATAAACTAAACGCATACTTTACTCAAAGATGCAATCTTGTGCAGGCGTTTGACATGTTGATCAACTACGATGTTCCGCCTGAACTTATCCCAGAAACCAAAGAATATGATATTTTTATTGGCAAAAAGGATATTGCACAAGCAAACGAACTAGTCAATGAAGCTAGAAATCATTTTAAAAAGCAACAAGTAGTAATCTTCCAACCATTTGGAAAAACAGCTGGATTACAGGGCAACACCATCATTGACGAAAGTGGTAGATCATTCGAAGTTGATGATATTATAAAAATACTTGAAGAACTGAATAAAAATTACGCTGTTATAATGATGAGCGAGTTAAAAATTCCTGGAAACAAAGCATTAGGGGTAATGGTACCGGAAAGCGTTAGTCTTTTACAATGGACTGCAATTATCAATGCTGCTGATTATTTCTTGGGCTGCGACTCAGTGGGACAGCATATTGCACATGCCTTAAAGAAACCGGGCACAGTGGTTATAGGCGGTACATTCCCTGAAAACATTTCGTATCCTAGTAGCAGTACACTTACTATAATCGATAACGGCAAAGACGAAAGAAAGTATTCTCCAATAAGAGTTGCGATAGACATTAGGATTGATAGACACAATGAAAATCTAATGGTGCTCAATGACGAAACTATTAAGACAATTACCAACGGGATTAAAACTACATTGAGTAAAACTGCCAAGGCATATGCTGAACCCAAACAAGCTGCTGGGTGTGCTGCACCCGGCTGTGCTTAAAATAAATGTCACAAGGAAAAATAATGAAAAAAACAGGATACATTGCAGGTATTGCTCGAGGGCATAATGCAGGAGTTTGTCTTTTAAAAGATGGACAAATTGTATTTTCTATTGAAGAAGAAAGACTATCTCGCTACAAATATGACGGCGGCCCGCTTGCGAGTATGATTAAAATTCTTGACTATACTGACAAGATTGATTATTTGGTAATATCTCACACACAAGGTCATGACGAACCAATAAACGATTTTGTAAGGCAAGATGTGTATTCTGCACTTGCTAGGAAGTTGAGATTAATCGACGATGTTAATACCCAAGTAATTAAATATCACGATCAACACCATAGAAGTCACGCCGCGTTGGCATTTTATAGATCTGGGTTTGATAAAGCAAGTGCTATTATTGTAGATGGGGCAGGTACATTTATTGAACGCCCCGACGGTCAAACCATGTTTGAAGTTGAAAGTATATATGATTGTTCATACCCTGCAAACTTTGAGGAAGTGTACAAGCATTTTGGAGGCAACGGACCTTGGAGGACTGAACATTACAACAGTGATGGGAACGGTACAGAAGTTATAGTTAATGATAAAACAGGTATTGTTAAAGCATATGAAGCAGTAACTAGATTTTGTGGATTCGACTCGATAGAAGCGGGTAAAACTATGGGTCTGTTTCCGTATGGAGAACCGAACAAAGCACCTAAGATTTATGGTAATTTTTGTATGGTTTTGA